CGGCTCAACAGCAAGTTCCCCAACGAGGTGCTGGCGGTGCTGGACGGCCGCGCGGCCATCCCCGGCAACGCCACCCTGGCCCAGGTCGGCGCCATCACCCGCGCGGTGCAGGCGATGTCCAAGCTCGGCGGCGTGGTGCTATCCTCGCTGCCCGACCTGGCCGTGAACGCCGCCATGCTGCGGCACAACGGCATTCCCCTGTTCCAGGCCTATGCGCGCGAGATGATGGCGTTGATCCCGAAAGGGCCGGACACCACGCAGGTGGCGCGCGCGCTGGGCGTCGGCATCGACGGGCTGCTGGGCGACGTGGCGGCGCGGCTCGGCACCGATGATGCGCTGTCCGGCCGCATGGCGAGGGCGACCAACACTTTCTACAAGTGGAACGGCCTGGCCTATTGGACCGACAGCATGAAGCGCACCAGCGGCCTGATGCTGTCCGCCAACCTCGCCGACAATGCCGGCCGCCAGCTCGCCGACCTGCACCCCCTCCTTCAGGTCACCCTGCGCCGCTACGGCATCGAGGCGGCGGAGTGGGACCAGATCAGGGCCAGCCCGCAGCGCGCCGCCGACGGCACCAGCTATCTGCTGCCCGAAGCCGTTGGCGTTGAGGATGCCAGCCGCAAGCTCGCCGCCTACTACGCCGACCAGGTGCGCGAGGGCATGACCGAAGCCACCGCCGGCGTGCGCGCCATGAGCTCTCTGGGCACCCAGGCCGGCACCCCGGCCGGCGAGCTGGTGCGGCTGCTGGCACAGTTCAAGACCTTCACCATCACCTACATGACCCGCAGCATGGGCCGCGAGCTCAAGCGCGACGGCACGGATGTCGGCGGCATCGCCCACCTGATCGCCGCGACCACCGCGCTGGGCTACCTTTCGATGACCCTCAAAGACCTGGCTAAGGGCCGCAATCCGCGCGAGCCCGACGACGCCGCCAGCTATGCCAAGGTGGTGGCCGCCAGCTTCGTCCAGGGCGGTGGCCTCGGCATCTACGGCGACTTCCTGTTCGGCGAGGCCAACCGCTTCGGCGGCGGCATCATCGGCACCCTGGCCGGCCCCACCGCCGGCAGCCTGGAGCAGCTCCACAAGCTCATGAGTGCGGCCCGCGGCGAGGGCAACTTTGCCGCCGAAGCCATCCGCACCGGCGTGGGCCACACCCCGTTCCTGAACCTGTTCTGGGCACGCTTGGCGCTGGATCATGCGGTGATCTACCGCCTGCAGGAATGGGCCAACCCCGGCTATCTCCAGCGCATGGAGCAGCGCGTAAAGCAGCAGAACAACCAGACCTTTTGGCTGCGCCCCACCGATGCCGTGCGATAGGAACCCCGCGCCATGACCATCACCAGCAATGAAACCCGTGTCGCCTATGCCGGAAACGGCAGTTCCGTGGTCTTCGCCGTGCCGTTCCAGTTCTTCGGCCCGGACGAATTGCGGGTGTTTTCGATCTCCGCGCTTGAGGTGCAGACACAGCTGGAGCGCGGCGTGCACTACACCGTCAGCGGCGGCGCCGGCAGCAGCGGCACGGCCGCCACCGGCACCGTGACCGCCACCACCGCGCCCGCCACCGGCGTTACCCTGGTGATCCGCCGCAGCACCACCGTCACCCAGCAAATCCTGCTGCAAAACGCCGGGCCTCTGCCCGGGCCGACCATCGAGCGCGCCCTGGACCGGCTGACGGCCGCCGTGCAGGAAAACGCGGCCTCGTTTGGCCGCGCTCTCCGCGGGCCGGCCGGCGAGGCTGACGATATCCCGGTGCTGCCCGGCGCCCTCGCGCGCGCCGGCCGCGTGCTGGCCTTCGACGCGCTCGGCGATCCCGCCCCCGCCACGTTTGTCACCGGCACCGTGCCGATCAGTTCCGCGCTGGTGCCGGTCGTGGGGGCGGCCACCCTCAAAACCGCGCGCGACCTGCTGGGGGTCCGCCGGCACGTCGACGTGGTGCGGGATTTCGGCGCCGACAGCACCAACGGAAGCGACGCCAGTGCGGCCATTCAGGCGGCCATCAACAGCCTGATCAGCGGTGTTGTCTACTTCCCGCCCGGCACCTATGGCCTGGGCTCCAGCATCACGCTCAAGCCGGGCGTGATGCTGGAAGGGGATGACCCTTACTCCACCACGCTGATCGCCCGAACGAACAGCGTGGACCTGCTGCGCTACACCTCCACAACCCTCCTGGCCGGCCCGTTCGCGGTGCGCCGGCTGGGCTTCGCCAGTGGCGGGTTCACCAGCATCCGGCACGTGGTGCTGAACGGCACCGACAGCGCCAAGCGCATCAGCCTGGTGCACCTGGAGGATTTGTATTGCGGGCCAGGCACCCACGGGATGCACCTGAGCTGGTGCGCCAACGTCCGGATGGAGAGCGTCAAAACCAATACGACCAGCCTTGGCATCTATCTCAACAATTGCGCCGACACCGAAATCAACGGCGGGTGGAGCCAGAGCGGCAGCGGCCAGGGTATCTACGTCGTCGGTGGACCCGGTGCATTCGATGAAGGGCTGCGCATCACGGGCTACAGCACCAACGGCCAGGTCAAGGGGATCGAGGTATCTGGCCAGGACTGGGGGCAGATCAGCAATTGCAGCCTCACCACCTGCACCGGCGGCCCGCTGATTTTCATCGCCGCGCAGAACTGGAAAGTCTCGGGCAGCCAGATGGCGACCGGCACCGGCGCCCCCGCCACCCCGGGCGTGACGGCGGACGTGTCGTGCGTGGGTATCCAGATCGATAACTGCCTGATCGCCGTGAACACGTTCGGCGTCAACCTGCTGGGCCAGCAACATGTAATTGCCAACAACAGGTTCACCGGCAACAGCAACGTCGATATCAACCTGCTGGCGACGAGCTGCGCCGTGATGGGCAACGTCTGCCACAGCACCGGCACCGCCGCTTCGATCCTGGAGCAGGTCGGCAGCAACCACAACGCGATCGCCGGGAATGTGACCAATGGCACGGTGACCACCGTTGGCGCAAATACCGCCGTCAACGGCAACAACGTCGTCTACTAGGAGCGTGACAATGGCCGAGCCGCAGGGTGATGTGTCGCAACTGCAATGGGCGGTCGGCCTGGTGGCCAGTGCCGCCACCGCTTCGATCGGCTGGCTTTGGTCCCGCCTCGCCACCGTCGAGACGCGGCTCGACGCGCGGGTGAGCAGGCACGAAGAGATCGTGCGCAGCTCCGTCAACACCGAGCGCAGCACAGCGGACATCGAAACACGCGACCTGTGGGCCGCCATCAACGACGATCGCCGCGCCAACGCGGCCTTCCGGGAGCGCGCCTCCGAACAGCTGGCGCGGCTGCCGACCCGCGACGATCTCCGCGAGCTGGAGGCCCGCCTGATGGCGAACTTCGCCCGCCACCCCTGACCCTGTAGGAGTTTCCCATGCGCTACCTGATCGCCCGCGCCGCTGAGCCCAGCACCTGGGCCACCCTCACCGCCGTCCTGGCGGCCGTGGGCTTCGCCATGCCGCCATCCATCGCGCAGAACGTGGCATTGATCGGCATGGGCCTGGCCGGCCTGGCCGGCGTGCTGCTGCGCGAAAAACCCCCGGGCTGACCGCGCCCCCCGACCTGTTCGCCTTCCGCCCGCCACCCCCGATCGCCCCACCCGGCGCGTCGCCGCTGCTGGGTGCGATCCTGCTGGCTATCGAGCTATGCGAACGCCCCGACCAGCTCGCGCAATGGTGGGACTGGCCAGCCCACTTCGACGCGCGTTGGCGGCTGACGGACGAGGAACGCGCCCTGGCAATCGCCGCCCGCATCCACCGCGAGAAAGCCGTCCAAGCCGCCCGCTGACACCGCGCGACCCGGGCGCATGAGTTGGACAAGATCGAATTAAGCCGTTGAGTTCACGCGATTATCCTCGTGATCGCCCCACGCATTCGTAATCAGTAGGTCCGCGGTTCAATCCCGCGCGTCGGCACCAATCTTTTCAAATAGTTAGCGGCTCAAAAATGCGAACGGATGGGGAACTGTCCAACTGTTGTCCAACTGCTGCTGTCCAACTCGATTGCGAGCGAGGCTGGCCTGGTGCAGGGCGGTTCTCAGCGCCAATGGGCACGGCGCAGTGCGTTGCGGCTGGTGATGACGCGAAAGCCGTCAGACAGGAATTCGACCAGGCAGCTGTTCATCGTGCCACGCGCGAGCACGATCAACTGTTGGCCGTGGCGGTCTGGCAGCTTCGTCCTCCAGTGCCACACGTAGACGCGCGGTATCTCATGGACGGAACCCGTTTTAAACGCCGTCGCCGCCCCGTCCCACGCCCATATCCCCAACAGCCCGGGCAAGACAAACAATGTCCGGCTCATGCCCCCGGCTCCGCGCTCGCGGCGATCATGGCCCGCCAAACGACACACCTGAACGACTCCATCGTCGCGGCAGTCGCTTTAGCCGCCGCGTCTTGCATTGCCTGCGTCGGCTCTACTGGCACCACCGCGTAGCCGGCGGCGTGGAGGGCGGCGATCTGGGCGTCGGCCACCAGCTTGGCGTTTGGAAACTCCAAGCGCGCCAGGGTGCGGGCTATCACATCACACGGGCTCATGCCCCCGGCTCCTGTGTTGCTGCGGCGCTGGCGTCGTAATCTTCGCAAGCGAGCCCGTTTCGCTCAAGTTCGTGCTGAGGCAGTTTGGGCATTCATCCGGTTCATCGATGGGGCTACCGATCCAGTCGCAATCATCGCAGACGAGCTCCTTGCGGTCAGCCATCACGCCGCGCCCTCCTTCGCCAGCCGTGCCTTGAACGCCCGCTCCGCACCTTCGCTGGTGCGGATCAGGTAGTGCCGGTCGAGGATTGCCTGGACGCCCTGGACAGTGTGGCCCGTGATGCTGGCGATGGCCAGGGCGTCGAGGCTGGCCTGGTGCAGGGCGGTGACGGCGGTGTGGCGGAGTTCCATCCAGCGCAGCTCGGTGCAGGCTGGCATCGGGGGGATGCCCAGGGCGGGATCTCCGGCGGCGGCGCGGGCGCGGATATCGGCGAAGATATGGGTGAAGGTGTAGGCCTGCCAGGGGCGGCCGGTGCCTTCGTGCAGGAGCAGGTGGGTGAGGCTGGCGACCGCGGTGGTGCGGGCGCGCTCCGCCTCCAGGCGCGCGACCAGCTCGGGGACCAGGTGGACGGGCAGGGAGACGCGGCGGCCACGTTTGCGTTGCTTGAGGACGATGGCGCCGGTTTCCAGGCGCCAGGGGGCGAGTGCGAGCACGTCGGCCTGGCGCTGGCCGCACCAGTAGTTGAGCAACATGGCGGTGGCCTGGCTGCGCCAGCCCATGGCGTCGGCGGTGGCCACCAGGTGGTCGAGCAGCGCGCGGGTCCATAGCACCGGCTCACGCTGGCGCTGCACGCTGATACCGGCGCGCAGCGCGGGGTTCGCGGTCACGTAGCCGAGGCGCACCCCGGCGGACATCAGGGCGGACAGCACGCGCACCGCGGCGGCGGCGCGGGCGGGGGTGTGGATGCTGCGGCGCGCCTTGCCCTTGCCTTCGGTGCGGCGCTCCATCGCGGCATGAAACGCCTGGACCGCGCGGGGCGTGATGGCGCGGGCCGGCATATCACCCGCCCAGCCCGCGATCGCGGCGAGGTAGTGGCCGTAATCCTTGCGGGTGCGCTCGCCTGCGGGCCACCATTTGCTGTCCTGGTAGGCGGCGATCATCGCGGCGACGCTGCCGGCGGCGTGCTGGTGCTGCGCCGGGGCCTCGCCCTGCTGCGCGCGCCAGGTGTCGAGCTCGCCGTTGAGCAGTTCGGCGCGCGCCATGGCTTCGGCGAGCGAGGCGACCTGCAGGCGCTGCGACCGCCAGCCGAGGGCGCGTAGCGGGGCGGTCGGCTGCCAGAACCAACGCGGGCCGGTGCGGCCGGGCTTTTCGACGAGGTGGCGGATGCTGTGGCGGCTCATGGACATGCTCCCGGGGGTGGCGGATCGGCGCGCATCATGTCGTGGTGGTCGGCCAGTCGTCGCTCCAGCCAGGCCGCGACGTCGGTCGGGACCGAGTAGCCCGGTTTTGTCCAGTTGCCGACGGTCCCCTCTGGCCGCGCCAGCATCCGGGCCAGCCCTCGAATGGTCCATCCGAGGGTGGACAGGGTTTCGCGGAGGGTGGTGGGGGTCACGCGGCCGCGAGGGCGGCGGCTTAGGCCCGCAACTCTGCCGCCATTGCCGCGGGGCTGGCCGCGGCTTCGGGGTAAGACCCGCGCCGCTCTGCCATATCAAAGCCCTCGTTACCGGCGGCACCGCCCTCCAACCGCAGGGCAATCGCCTCGTCGTCGGTCAAGGCAGCGGCGGCGTAGAGATTGATCTCGTGTCCGGCGTTGATCGCGTCGCAATACGCGGCTGCGTCCGCGGCGGTGCCGTAGCCGTAGAGCGCCTGGGCATTGTAGGCCGTGATGCAGTGCCACGTGGCTCGGTCGGCGGTGATGTCCATGCTCGTCTCCTGTGCGGGTGGGGGTGTCTAAATCCACCCGTGGTTTGTGGGTGTGGCTTGGGCCTTCTTCTCCGCCGCCACCCGGCGGATTTCGGCAATGATCTCCGGGTGCGCCGCGTCAAATGCGACCAATTCTGCCCGTGCCGCCTGTGCAGCCAACCACGGCCGCGATCCGGGGAACGCGCTGGAGTATGTGCTGCCGCTGATAATCAGGCGGGCTTCGGTAAGGCTGTTCATCTTCCTGTCTCCGGGGTGGCGTTTCTGATAACCACAATATGAGGCCATCCGCCGCAGCCGTCAACCACAAAATGCGGTCATCCCCAATCTTTTTTTTGAGCCTAATCCGCCGCCAGCATGGTGCGCGCGCGGTGCAGAAGGACGGCTTCGGCGGCGGCGACGTCCTGGTCCGTGGCGGCGGTCGGGGGTGGTGTGGTCGGGCGGGCGCCGTTGATCCAGGCCAGGATCGCGGCACGGCTGTAGCGACGGCCGCCGCTGCCGGGGATCGCGGCGGGAAAATGGTGGACGCGGCGCAGCTGGGCGATGGTGTCCTGCAGGGTGGATTTGGCAATGCCGAGGAGGGTGGCCACCTCCGCGCTGGTGATGATCGGCGCGGGGTCGGACATGCGAACCTCCGTCACAGGATCAGGCCGATCTGGCCGCGGCGGTCCACCGGGGCGAGCCGGGCGGTGTTGGTGATGTGCGTTTCGTCGTCGTTGCCGGTGCACAGGTTCAGCAGCCGACCGTCGACAGCGACGATATCGTTGAGGCAGGAGATCTTCGGGTTGTCCGGCCAGTGCGCCGGCACCGTGCCGTGCCGACCGTAATCCGCGGGCTGGACATACAGGATGCTCCAGGCAGGCGCGTGCGGCAGCGACAGGAACTGAGTGTAGGGGCCGCGCACCGCGACGACGATGCCGCCGGTGCCGTAGCTGCTGCGCACGGTCATGCCGACCTGCACCAGGTCGGCGACCGTCGGCTGCCCGGCGGGCGTTTCGCGCCATGCCGCCGGGCGGGTGCCGTTGAGGTGGTGCTGATAGGCGTTCATGTCGGCTTGATCGGTCGGGGGCCGCCCATGACGGTGACGATCTTGCCGCCCAGCATGCTGATCGCCAGCTCAGCAGTGAGGCGCAGGTGCTCTTGCCCTCGCTGCCGCGCGTCCAAGACCACGTTGTTCAAGGCGGCCAGCGCAATCTGCTGCACGCCCGCCTGATTGGCGCAGCCGATGGTCGAGATCAGCCCATCCGACTCGTATGCGTGGAGCATGAACGCATCCTCCACCCCCGCCGCGTCCAGCTCGTCCAGCTTGGCGCGGGCCAGGGCGATCGCGGTGGCGCGGCTTGGCGGTTGCAGTTGCGGGCGCAGGCCGGGGGGGAGTTCCTGGCTCATCGGAACGTCCCGACGCCGTGGCGCAATCCGGCCACGGCATTGGGGGATAGCGCAGGCTGCACCACTGCGGCGCGGGGGCGGCACCAAGAGGGCAGGGTGATCGCCAGCCAGTCGGCGGTGGCGGTGAACTCGCAGGGCGTCGGCCGCTGCTTGGCTTTTTCCTGATGCGGCAGCGCCGGGACCGCGACGCGCAACGCTCCCGTGTTGCGTCCGGTCACATTGCCGACGCGGAACGCACTGCCGGGGACCAGGCGCAGTTGGCCGGCATCCAGGCCGGTCCCGACCTGGACGGTTACGCTTTGGCCCAGTGCCAGCCATGGCGGCGCGGCGGTGAGCCACAGCGCAGGGCGGATGACGACCCACAGGGCAGGGCGAAACCGGCCGCCGAAGCGGGTGGCCGAGAGCGTCACGCCATGCCGCACGGCGGTCGGCGTGATGCTGGCATACGGCTCGATGTTGGCCCAGGTCATGCGGCGGACCCTCCCCCGCCGCCGTGGTGGGCGACGCGCCGGGGGCGTGTCGGGATATGCACGACGGCGCCGGTGGCGATGGCCTGCGCGCGGGCGCGTTCGGCGTCGAGGGCTTCGACGGTGAGTTCGTCGAGCGCGGTTTCGTATTCGGCCAGGGTGAGCAGCGTTTTTTGGAGGGTGGCGGTGTAGGCCAGGACGGTGGCGGCGCTGATGAAGCCGAAGCGGGCGTGCCGCGCCAGGCAAGACAGGTCGGTGGTGGCCAGCAGCGCCTGGTCGGCGAGGCTGGCGGGCAGCGGAAGCGGGTGGTGGTCGGTCATCGGGCTCTCCTGCGGGAAAGCCGGGCCAGCAGCGCCGGCCCGGTGGGCTCAGCGCTTCTTGGCGGGTGGGTTGGCCCAGGTGGCCACGCACTCCACCAGCTCGAGCACGTTCACGGCGATCAGGGTTTTCGCCGAAGTGTCCCCGCATTCCGGCATCACCACGAAGCCGCCGATCGCACGGCGGATGCTGATAAATTCGGACGTGGGGCGCGGCGGATTTGTGCCTTTGCGGGTGGCTGCGCTGATCGGCAAAGTCCTTTGTGCGGACATATCGATGCTCCATCGCGTGAGTGCGATGGTGGGCAGACTGCGATGGGATATATCCCCTTGTCAATCGTCGCGTGTGATTGATCTTGTCATCGGCGCCACGCAGGCTCCGGCGGAGTGTCGTCGGGTGGTGCGAGATGCCATGTGTATTCGTGCTGGGTCGCCAGCAAATGGCCGAACGACGCCAAGTTGAGCGCGGCAAAAAGCAGCATGGCAATGCGGGTGGCGCGATCCTGTGCGCGCCATGCCGCGATGAGGAGCGCCGCGCCGAAGAACAGCATGACGCTGCCCATCAGGTCCTCCGCAGGAAGATTGCAGTGCGGGCGTTCTGGACTATGCTACGGCGCGCTGACAGCGCCTGTTCCATGCGATCTTCAAAGGGCAATATTCTGCCGATACTTTGAATGTCGCGCCAGACTTCGAGCGCCAGGCGGCAGACAGTACGCCGGTCGTGCGGCATGTTTTCTTCGCGCAGCATGTCCTCGACGCGGGCGTTGACCTCCGCAAAGCGGTCCGCCTCATCCTGCTGGATGGAAATGAAGGCATCCGGCGGCGCCTCGCTGAAGCCGCCGCCCGCCTCGCCGGTCAGTTCCGCCACGGTGCAGGCCAGCACAGCGGAAAGCCGCTGCAAGCCTTCGAGCGTGGGGTTGTGCGAGCGGGATTGCAGCAAATCTCGCACATAGGTTTCGCCACGTCCGGCCGCCAACGACAGGCGTTTGGCGGTGGTGCCGCGTTCTTTCATGCGGGCGCGCATCTGCGCCTTCAGTTGATCCAGGTTCATGTGGGGATTATCCCACACGCGCATAAAGCCCTACAGAGGTGTTCAATCCCCTTGACGCGGTGTGTTTTGTCACACTAGCGTCTGCCGCATGAGCGACCGAGCGGCCCTGTTGTGTGAAATCGATACCTATCGCCAGCGCGCGGGCATGGCCGCGACGCGGTTTGGCCGCCTGGCGCTGAATGATGGGCACTTTGTGCGGCGGTTGCGCGAGGGCGGCAATGTCACCCTGCGCACGGTCGAGCGAGTGCGCGCCTTCATGGGGGCAGAACGCGCCGCGCCCCAGCCCCAGCAGGAGGCCGCATGAGCGACGATCCGCGCCTGGTGGTGCTGCTGTTGGTGCTGGCCGGGGTGTTCCTGGTGCTGCTGGTGGCAACGGCGCTGCTGGAGGCGCGGAAATCGCGGAAGCCTCGGGTGACGCGGTGGCGCCAGGGCCGGATGGGTGAGCCCTGATGGGTCCGAAAGCGCACCGCACAGGGGATCAACTCCAACGGGGCTGGACGCCGGCGGAGGATGCGCGGATTCGCGCGGTGTTGGAAGCCCACGGTCCCCGGAAACTGCCGCACGGCACGGTGCCGCGGCTGGCCGCGGACTGCGATCGCACCGTGTCGGCGATGCAGCAGCGGGTGAGCCAGCTGCGCCATGGCGTGGTGCCAGCGGACGGTGGGCCGGCACAGCCGCGGCGAAGGCCCAGGAGGAGCGGCCAGCATGGCGCCCGCGCCCCGGGGCAGCACCGGGCGGAACTGCTGGCCGAGCATCCGCCGGAGCATAGACAACGGCGCTGTGCGGCGTGCCGGGTGCCGTTCACGGCGACCAGTCGGTTCGTGTTCCGGTGCGACCCGTGCCGGCGCCGCGCAGCAAAAGCCGAGACGGACGCGTGAGCCGGGTGCACGCCTGGACCTGGGCTGATTATGCGCGCACCGCCGCGCAGGAGGAGATGCGCGCCAGGACTGCCGCCCCCCGGCGGCTTGGGCTGGCGCAACAGGATGGCGCCGAGGGCCGCTCCGCCGCACCAGGTGGGGTGGCCCGTGTGCCGTGTGAGGCCCCGAGCGCGGCTGCGCCAGGATCGGGGCAAGACGTGACGTGCTTGCAGGATGTCTCCCACACCTTGGCGAGCGCGGTCGGTTCCCCCCGCTCAGTCTCGCCGGCGGCCGGTGCTGCGTTCGACGCGGCGCCGGCCGGTTTCTTGGGGGAGAGCCCGTCGCCTGGGGTGTGCTGGGCGTGGGCGGCGTTGGCGCGTGGGATGGCGCTCGACAAGATTTTGCGCAGCGGTGGCGATCGGCTGACGTTTCGCGATCGCGCGGCGTTGCGGGCGGAGGGCGGGCGATGAAGTCATACCGCCTGCCCGGGATCGGAAAGACCGTGGTCGCGCAGGCGGGGCGCCTCGCGGTGCGGATCGGCGAGGGCGAGACGATCGACATCGCCGTGCGGCTGGTGTTCGGCCCCGATGGCGCGCTGCTGCGCGTGCTGGTGCCGGTGGGCGCGGGGCGGCTTGATCCACGCGACCAGGCGGCGAGGCTGCTGGTGCAGAGGCTCGATGCGGAGCTGGCGCGGCCTCGCGACGCGTTCGGAAGTGGCCCCGGCATGGTGGCGCTGCGGCGCGAGGCGGAGCTGGTGCTGCACCTGGCCGAGCAGCTGGAGGCGCTGGAGGAAACGCACGGGCCTGCGGCGGCCCGTGGCCTGCGGCTGGGGGAGGCATGAGCGTGCGCGCGCTGTTCGCCCCTCGCCCCGCTGCGTGCTGCGCGCCCCCTTCCCCGGCACGCGCGCGAGCCTCGTTGCGTCCCGCCCCCACCCCCAAGGGGGAGAGGGCGAACAGTCGCGCCAGGCGGGGAACTGTAATGCCTGAAATGGGCGCATTGCGGCAATGAATTTACGAAGTTCGCAGTCGGGATCAGGCAGGATGGCAAACTGTAATGCCTGTAATGCCTGTAATGCCTCGCGCGCATGTGAGGGAGGGGCCGAGTGCGTTTTGCATACCGCTCCATACCATTACACCCATTTCAGTCATTTCAGATGGATAGATAGAGGTGGCTTTTCAGGGGCTTGGCGGTGGTTCGTTGCCGCAATGCCGACTGAAATGCCTGAAATGGGGAGGGGAAACCGTTGAATAGCGCAGTGGCGGGGGCGGCGGCGGCGCGGGTGGATGATGTGCTGCCGGTGCAGGAGCTGCTGGGCGATCTGCTGGGGTTTCCGGCCGATCGGCCGGCGTTGGTGCAGCTCGAGGCGCGGCGGCGGGCTGGTGGGCGGCCACTGGGTGCGCAGAACAAGCGGCTGGATGAGATCGCCCGCCTGGTGCGGGGTCGGTTCGGCGACGTGCTGCTGATGCAGGTGGCGGTGGCGACCATGCCGGTGGCGGACCTGATCGCCCTGGGGCTCAAGCCGAAGGAGGCGCTGGAGGAGAAGCGGCTGGCGGCGGGGGTGGTGCTGCCCTACCTGGAGCAGCGCAAGCCGTTGCAGGTGGACGTGACGGGCCGCTCGGTGGTGTATCTCGACATCCAAATCGGCGGCGGCGAGGTCGAGCAAAATCAAGGGGTTGTGGAGGGGATGGTCCTCCAGTTGGACAGCGCGCAGTTGGACGCGGCGGCTAACCTGTTGGGATCGCAGGAGGTTCATGCCGGCGCGCAACTGATTGAGGATCAGGCGGCGGCGGCTGGCGATGCGCACGCGAACGCCCAGGCGCACGCGATCGGCCGCGCGCCGGCGACCCCCGGGGGGGGCGGTTTTCGGACCCGCCGCCATCTGTCCGCCCCTGCCACCGTGGTTTCTCCCGAACGGCAGGTTTTCGATGCGCACGGAATACCGGGCCTGATCCAGACGGGGGAAGGGGAGGGATGAGCGCCGCGCCGCACATCCGGCTCGGCTGGAAGGCGCCCGGCCCGGTGGCCGATCGGTTCATGCGGGACGAGGCGGAGATCGTCGGCATCAACGGGCCGATCGGCAGCGGCAAGACCACGGCCGCGATCATGAAGGGCGTGGCCAAGGCGTCGCGCCAGGCGCCGTCCCGCACGCTCACGTCGCCAGTGCCGGACAGCACCGAGCGCTGGCCGGTGCGGCGCGCGCGGCAGTGCGTGGTGCGCGACACCTATCGCCAGCTGTGGCGCAGCACCATGCCGAGCTGGTTCTCGCGCTTCCCGAAGACCATCGGCAGCTTCACCGGGGCGGAGAACGCGCCGGCCAGCCACGTGATCACCTTCGCGCTGCGCGACCGCACCATCGTCGAGCTGCAAACCGACTTCCTGGCGATCGGCGACCAGGCGGTGGAGGACGTGCTGCGCGGCTATGAGCCGACCTGGTTCTACCTCAACGAGATGGATTTGCTGGCGCAGGATGTTTTTACCTACGCGATCGGCCGCTATGGCCGGTTCCCGCCGATGGAGGATGGCGGCCCCACCTGGTCCGGCATCATCTTCGACTGCAACGCGCCCGAGCTGGACAGCTGGCTGTACGAGGATCTGTTCCTGGCCACGCCCGACGAGCTGGCCGCGCGCAACATCGGCTTGCACCGTCAGCCCGGCGGGCTGGATGCCCAGGCGGAGAACGTCGCCCACCTGCCCGGCGGCCGGGCCTATTACGAGCGCCAGGTGGCCAATGCCGAGGATTGGTATGTGCAGCGGATGGTGCACAACAAGCCCGGCTTCAGCCGGTCGGGCAAGCCGGTGTATCCCGAGTTCAACGACCTGTTGCACGTGGCATCGGCCGACCATGGCGGCGTCGCGGCGCTGCCGCTGATCGTCGGGCTGGATGCCGGCATGTCGCCGGCGGCAACCTTCGCGCAGCGCCTGCCGTCCGGGCTGTGGCTGATCCTGGACGAGCTGGCGAGCGAGCCCGGCACCGGGCCGCGCCGGTTCGGCGAGATGCTCGCCCAGCGCCTGCGCGACCGCTTCCCCGACTTCGGCACCGTCATCGGCATCTGCGATCCCTCGGCGCTGTATGGCGCGGACAAGAAGGCCGGCGAGAAGGACTGGTCGGAGATCGTCGCGGCCCAGGCCGGCATCGCAATCCGCCCGGGGCCGACCAATGATCCGGTGTCGCGGTGGGAGGCGGTGCGCCGGCCGCTGACGATGCTGATCGACGGGCGCCCGGCGTTGCAGCTCAACCCGCGCTGCCGGGTGCTGCGCAGCGGTTTCAACGCCGCCTACCGCTTTCGCAAGATCACCGGCAGCACCAGCCGCTTCAACACCGATCAGGCCGAGAAGACCGCCGAGAGCCACCCGCACGACGCGCTGCAATACGGCATGAGCTGGGGCGGCGAGGACGTGGCGATCCGCCAGCGCCGCGGTGCCGAGCAGGCGCGCGGCACCAGCCTGCCCGCCTACTCCCCCGCCTACGACCCTTACGCCCAAGCTGGAGGCTGACCATGCCCGTGCGCACCGCCGAACTTTACTTCACCATCGCCAACGGGGCGAGCCTGTCCGACGCCCGGCAGCTCAACGGCGTGATGGCCGAGGCGATCACCATGCCGGCCGCCTGGACGGCGGGTGGGTTGTCGTTCGCCGCGAGTGCCACGGAGGCGGGAACCTTCCTGCCGCTGTTCGACGCGCTGGGGGTGGAGATCACGCTGACGGTGTTGGCCGGGCAGCGCATCGTGCTGCCGCTGGGGCTGATCCGCAGCCACAACTGGCTCCGGCTGCAAAGCGGGACCTCGGCGGTGCCGGCAAACCAGGGTGCGGCGCGCACGCTG